AAGCACATCGACAACAGATTCGATGAGAATAGGGCTCTGATGGATCTGCGGGCTTTCAAGAATCCCATGTATCGGATGCGGTACTACTTCAGTAATTTTTACAGCATGGAACGAGACAGATCGCGTTTGTCGACTCAGATCGGCGGGTCGGGCGTACTGGCTATGATTATGGCGTATGACGCGGCGATGGATTCCGGCGGAGTGTGGGAGAAGCTGCTGGTCTTCGCTATTTTGAACGCAGGAGATTCGGATACAGTTGGCGCTATAGCAGGCGGCTTGTTCGGTACGTATTACGGATTTTCAGACACACCGGCGCGGATGTATGAAAAGTTGGAATTCAAAGAAGAGCTGCTGAGGCTGGTGACCGGGATCAAGAAGAAGTATTTCAGTTCATAGAATTTGTAGAGTTCGAATACTGTTCGATGAATCTAGCCATCCCATCTACAGTTCTAGCGCGTTCGTATTCGACACTCTGGTCTGGTGTTACGATCATCAGAACCGGGAACGCTCTGTATTTTGAGGCCTCTCTATCTTCCCCGCTCTTGAAGTCCAAGATCTGGATATTTGGCCTACCTTTGAATCTGGTTCTCAGCTCTTGGAACATCGTCATGCCGTTCGGCTGTGGGATGCTCATTATGTCGTGGCAGTGGGGGCAGCCTTCCATATGGTAGATGCAAAATTTTGTAATACCGTTCTGTGGCTTGTCTGACTTTGTCAGCTGATCCGACTTTATTTGTGCGTTTGGTTTAGCCGGGTCAGATTTAGCTGCATCGGCTGTAGAGCGCGCAAGATCTATCGTGAACTGTTCTTTTTGTTGGGCAGCCTTTTCCATAATGGCCGCCTTAAGTTCCGGGCTATAAGATCCGTCTGTGTAGGATTGGCGGATGGTCGTAGCCTTGGAAGATATAGATGATGCAGAGGATATAGGAGATTTTGATAATGTCGTAGTTCCAAGTTTAAGGTCAGCCGATCCGACGCATCTGGGTATATTTTTTTCACATACGTCGTACTGCATCACGTAAAAGTTGTAGATCATAGCGCTGCTGATCAGTATCAGTAGTACGAGGATTATAGAGAGCAGTGTATTTTTGGCCCCGGGTTTATAAGACGTCTGGTCATCCATTATATAAGATCTGACGACGGGCCGGCTGTATAGTATAGTCTGATAAAAATTATGGGGCGCGGTCTAAAATAAAATCATATAGGACGGCCGGGTTCTGCGTTTAGGATATTTCGAGGTTCTGCGAAATATATAAATTCATAAAAATTCAGTTTTTGCGTATAAATTTTTCTTGCGGTCATATATAAGAATTAGATGGCACTTCCTGTTCCTGATCTACTCAGTCTTTTTTTCGGCGACGACAAAAAGGGCGCCATGTTCGTGAACGCAAACTACCCGTTTGGCAAGTTCGAGCGCACATTCGACTCTCCAGAGAAAGTCAAGGACATCATGAAAGCTCTCATGGATCCGGCAAACTACAAATCCAAAACGACTGCAGCCTTTACGCGACTTATCCGAAACGCAGCGGTCACACACAGTGAGATCAATGCCCCGTCTCGCCGACATGCAGCTGACTTTCCTATGTACACTGGCGGTGGTGCACTAAAGGGTGGTGCCTTGCCATCACAAGAAAAGAAAAACATATTTATAAATATTTTTTCGCAAATTGGAGACATCGATTCGTTTGTCCGATCATTTTATAAAGCATATGTAGAAGTTAAGTCTGACACACGCGTTTTGACTGATGATGAGATAGCTAGCCTAAAAGTGGATACTATCGACACATGGATCGACAATTATGAGATCGCAGTGAAGAGCGGATCGGGGAAAAACGGTACGCTGTTTGGTGACCACATACCATCGCTCCCTCTTGCAACGAACAATACGGTTTGGGAACCTCAACGCGATGGATCCGTCAAAGTAGTATCTGATGCAGGTGCAAACTGGCTTCAGGAGTTTTATGCGAGGGTTTACGCGAGTCCTGCGACGCAGGCAATTAGTGGCCTGGAAGAGTTCGATTTGGACTGGCCCGTCTACCTGCGAAACGTGCAGGCCGCCATGGAGAAGAAGGATCGGGAAGATTGTGCCGAGGAGGACAAGCCGACCACCGACCCTTGCTGCACCGAGCTTCCGGACTTTACGGATATGGCTTACGGCGAGGTGTGGAAGTACGACTCTGCCGCCGACAAAAAGGAGTACTACAAGATGGTAAATGGTGAACGTAAGTACTACAGCGATCTGATGAAGGACGCGAAGCACTGCTATTCTGGAAGCGACAAAAATCCCGAGTGCCTCAACTTGATGAAGTGCCTTGCGGACGGTAATCCTAGCACGCTGAACGCCTGTTTGGACTGGCTTAGGAATCAACCCATCTGGCGCGTCGCCAAGCAGGATATTAGCAATGCCCACCCCGAGCTGGTTAAGCTGATTCTGCGTAAGTTCAACGTCAAGGCCCGTGAGGCGACAGACGAAAATGGCAAAAAGTACAAATTCCCGATGACATATAACGAGTGGGAGGCAGATGGTCTGCCTTACCTGCCCAAGGAGGCTAGTGCCGTCATCGAGGCGTCCCCCGTTATCAAGACGTACATCAAGTGCCTGATTAACTTCTGCCAGGAAAACCCGGCGATCATCAACAAGTTCGTCCCGAAGAAGCCTAAGTACGGATACGGAACCGAGCACAAGTCTGACTACGCTACTCGCCTCAACAAGCAGAAGTACTACGACATCTCTAGCGAGTCTGGCCCCGGCCCGTACGCTGTGATGCGTGAGCAGCTGATGGGTATGGGATTCCGCGATTTCATGCCGAAGATGCTGCCCACCCACATGGCTCGTCTGAATAACGTCGTGTACATGAACCCGAACGCTATGTCTGGCGCCACTGTCGGCGGCGGTCTTGCTCTTGCTCAACGTGGTGGAGCCCCGTCGTTTGGCCAGTACAATTTCCCCGTTAACACTAGCGGTTCGATGACTCTGCGCGATGGATCGAGCGATATGTTCGACAAGGTGTTCCGCCTTATCCGCCAGGGTCTTAATAACATGAGGGTCAAGGTGCACGACGATGATGTTAAAAAGATTGATTGTGCCATCAACAAAATCAAGGAGCTCGAGAACAAGCTGCTCCAGATCGTCAAGAGGTACAGCATCGCTATCCGCATGGGCGATTCTTTCTGCGCGTCTAACTTCGTGACCTCCGACTCTCCGGTCGATACTATCAAATTCGAGCATATTACCGACGAGGTTAGCGCCCGGAAGTTTATGGAAGGACACGCTAAGGCTCTGCATGACGCGTACCAGTCGCTGCATGGCCACTACGGTAATCTGTGCTCAAGCCTCGCGACTCAGGTCTTCCCCCGCTACCTCGACCGCTGCTGTGAGAAGGATAAGGCCGCACCCGCCAAGGTCGACAAGACATACGTCGACTTCAGCGAGCCTTGCAACTAAGCATCTACATTTAGACAAATACGACTAATCGCTACGACTAGATTACTTTTATAATTTTCATTAGTCAATGAATGAAAATATACGCATACGTGTAAAGTACAAGGCTGAGCCTGGCAAATTTTTAACAGCCGATATAACATATACGTTTTAGCGTACTACATGACAGGCGGTATAATACAGCTCGTCGCGTACGGTAATGAGGACTTATTTTTGACACGGGATCCTCAGATAACGTTTTTCAAAGTAATGTACAGGCGATATACTAATTTTGCCCGAGAAGAGCAGACGCACGATTTTATCGGCGATTCCGGATTCGGCCCGGATTTCGGTAAAAAATCATCGTGCATCGTGCAGACTAATGCGGATATGGCAAGTAAGATGGCTCTCAAAATAACTCTGCCGTCTATACCGAAGATCACAGACTCGAATAACAACATCAGCAACGCTAAAATGGCGTGGATCAGATACATCGGGTTCGCCATGATCAAGTCTGTTGAAATAGAGATCGGGGGTCGCGTTATAGATACGCATTATGGCGAATGGATGTATCTGTTCTCCCAGCTCACGACGCGGAACATCACAGACAGAAGTATAGACAAGCTAGTCGGGAATGTCGAAGAGCTGACATCCTTCACAAACGGCAAAGACGAGTACGTGCTGTACGTGCCGCTCTTCTTTTGGTTTTGCCGATCATCCGGTCTGTCTATCCCTCTCGTCGCGCTGCATTTTTCTGAAGTGCGGATCAACGTCGAGTTCAGAGAGCTAGAAGAGCTGTTTTACGTCACGCCGACACACTATATCAAAACGGTCGAGAATATCGTGTCGTTCAAAGAAAACGAGTTCATCGTACAGGCCGGCGACGATAATATAGAGCGGTTCGGCCTATTCTCGTACTTCGACCCGATCGAAAAGAAACTGTACTACACCGCAATTACGTCGGACAAGCTGATCGGTGTGCCGTACTCTAATAATATAACTACGCTGTCTGCTGCCGCCAGAGCCGCTATACTAGAGACACCGAAAGCCGATCGGTACAGCATACGAGGCGTGTCGTCTGAATACGCAGCTAAACCGGATATCGCTGTCAAGTCTTTCAGCACGAACAAACAGCTTCTACGGAATACTAAACTCAAAGACTGCCAGCTTATGGTTGACTACGTATATCTCGACGATGATGAGCGGTACAAGATGGTGAACTCCAAACTAGACTACTTAATCGAACAGCTGTACTTCACACCGAACATCACGATCGACGGGACAAACGCTAGAGCCCGGGTCGTTGTGGATCAGCCGTGCAAATTATTAGTGTGGTTAGCTCAGCTGGATTATATTACGGCGTCAAACGACATGTTCAACTACACAGACAGCCATATAATCAAACTGAACAGCGATACGGTCGTACATAAAAAATCGGATTCGGCATACACAGGCTACGTGATTAATAATAATCTAGACCCCGTGCTAGACGCCAAGAGATACGTCACGTACGCCGATACAAAACTGTTCGAACCGATCGGCAAGCCTCTGATCGCCGAATCGACTGTGCTGCTGAATTCTCAGGCTAGGATGAGTAGACGCGTAGCCAAATACTATGCCGCTCTACAACCGTACCAGACTTGTCAAAACACTCTACCTCGCGGCGCTAATATGTACTCCTTCGCGTTGAATCCGTTCGACATATCGCCTAGCGGTACGACTAATATGAGCCAGATCGAAGATACAGATATCGGGCTCAGAATGAATCCGATCATCAATATAAATCGCAAAGCCAAATTCAGAGCGTACGCCCTGTGCTACAACGTGTGGCGAGTTAATAACGGGCTCAGCGCTAGTGTTTTTATCAGGTGATGTTATGGAATAATAAAAATATAAAATTATGTGTTTTTGTATGCTCATCAATTGTGTTAATAAGCAAAAAATTCAAAACTGCAAAACTTTAAAATTGAGCCGGCCTTATAGCCAAATCCGTAGTCAACTGAATGACTTCCAGATCTAACAGCCTGACTTTTCGGGGCCATTACAGCCCCAACCCGGTAATTGAGCTCCAACCATTATCATGTAAGCCGCCAAGTTTTGGCGCACTCAAAATGGTGGTGCAACGATTTCGTTTCGTGTTTTGTCGTGCAACACAAAACTAATCCCCCGTTGTCTGCCGCAACTTAACGCGCATTACGGATAACCAACACAGACACGGATCTAACGACCTCCTTTGAAAGCCGTTTCACCAAAGCCCTGACAACCCAAACTCCATCGCACACAAACAATCGGTAATAGCCGATCGCGGCGACCTCGCACTCAAACCCACGGTAAAAGCCGTGCGCGGCGAGTAAGAGCCCAGAAAAGCCAGAACGGCGACCTGCAATATCTTTATATGCAAACATGCAAAAAAGACAAGCCTTCACAACCGGGCAGGTTCCCATTTCAAAACATTTCAGACAAGCACATCAGATATCAGATATCGTTTACACCCATCCTACACACACTCCTAAACAGGTCCCCGATATCTTCGGGTTTTTATGAGCGGTCCAAGCAGTTCAAATTTCAATTTTTTGTCTATTTTATACGAGCCATATATATATGGATCGCTGTACGTCTTACGAGGCATCTGGCTTAGAGTATGTTGTACCGTCGCCCGTCGTTCTAAACAAGCTATGCCTGTCTCACGATCGAACTGAGCTGTTTATCGTGTCTGTCATAAGGCTGGCCATATGGCTAGTCTTGTACTTCGTTATAAACGATATGGTCGATCTGAATGCGCATCCCTTCACTTATTACACTCTGATCACAATGTTCGGCCTGAATATACTGTACGTCGGGCTAGTCGTATCCAAAATACCGGCGATTCAAGTTTAGCTAGAGCCCCAGATCTTCATACTCGGCTAACGCTTTCAGAGGGTCGTTAGTCGATGATGACGGATCGAATCTGTACAACACGTACATCTCACACGGTTTCATGTTCGATGTGTTCTTTTGTACAAAGCCGTCTGTCTTACTAGAGTTCTGCGGATTATGCGGATTATGCGGATTACTAAGTCCGGATATACCGTACCCGGCCAAGCGTATTATTTTATCGTACTCCTTGAGCAAAGTCTGACCGTGCAGACTCAGATCGCCGTTCATGCAGAAGTAGTCAAAGATATCCGGCCTCTGGCGCTTTAGATATCGCATGTATTTCTTCGTCTCTTCCAGCTTGTACTTTATACTTAAATTTCTAGAGGATGTCGATCTCCAAGACACTTCGCCCGGTATCTCGATGCTGAACCTCGAACCGTGTGTCGCATCGGGCTTATTATACCACACGTATGTCGGCAGATCATCTGTAACCGTACCGTACGCTCGTAATTCGCGCAGATCTATCGTACGCTTTTTCTTTTTGACGTTTTTCACGATAGCCTTGTCCGGGGTATCGTATTCCAAATTAGTATATCGGTTGTCGAAATTTATCCGGTTGATGTGGATTATATTCGCTTTATCAGCCGATTTATTACGCATCCGCATCACTAGATCGTGCATGTATATGTGCTGTTCTAACTGCTCACCCTTATGGGTATATCTCTCGACGGTGTAGATATTAGACTTGTCGTTGATATACCACGCGTGCCCTAGCTTGAATAGCTTCTTATAAATATCCCTGTCTAGCAGTACCGGGAGCCGATTATCAAGATGCCGAACTAGTACGATCGTGTATCTATTCTTGCCGTACTCAACATTCAGCACCGATTTCAATAAACTCATGCAGATATGTCTAATATTAGCACGCAAAATCTGTTCAGCCACGTACTATGGCCTGTGCTCGGAACCTATGACGGCCATGCATATCCGGCCAAAAAATTGAAACTCTGAATACTTTGCAAAGTAAGCCCTACAATGCCAGAATCCCACTACACACCCAGTTTAGCCTAGTAGCCAAATAAAATGTCTTCGATCGAATCGTCTGAGTCAGCTGTTCAAGCTGTTCAAGCTGTACCGGCTGTTCAAGCTGTTCAAACTGTACCGGCCGTTCAAGCCGTTCAAGCTGTTCAAACTATTCAAACTATCGAACCGAAGACCCCAAAGACCCCAAAGACCCCGAATCCGAACGCCAAACTGTTAGAGCGATCAGAGTCTGTGCTCAAAACAGTCGATCCGAATTTGAAACTCGCATTCGAAGGCGTCGAAGTCGAAAAGACAGACAAGAATATCCATGGGACAACGGCGTACAGTGTCGGTCAGGCCGATCTGCTGAAAGTTGTGTACGCGATTGTCGAGCGGATCAAAAATCTCGCATCGCGCCCCGATGACAAAGGTGCGCAGATCGAGCTGACACACGCGATGCAAAAGTGGAAAGATCAGATCGACGCGGCTTTTGGCGTTCTAGAAAACTTTCTGCCGGAGTATGCTCCTGGACGGAACTATCGGAAGATCCAAGAAGAAAAGTTCGATGTGACGCGCCACCTAACGACGGCCGAGATCCACGGGCCGGCTATCCGATCCAACATGCGGACTCTGATCAAGGCTCTGGTATTACAGGGCTACTTCACCGTCTGCCAAAAGTTCTCACAACGGGACCGATTGAAGAAGCTTCTGCTCAAAGATCCGAATCCCAAGACGGACGACAAGGACAGTAAGCCCAAGCCTAAGCACCAAAAGGCATACAAGCCGAACAAAAATAACGACGATGGTGAAGAGCCGAAGAGGTTCGAGCGTACTTACATCTTGCCGGACGACATGAACCGGCGTACTCTGGGCGCAGACGACTACACCGTCATCGAATGTCTTGCTTCTCTGTACAACGCGTACATCGCAAAGACAGGGATCGCCGACCTGACGGAGGAAGTGTACAACCAAATCTACCAGGCCAATGCAGAACGCAAAGCCACTAAAGCCGAAACGTTCAAGGTCAAGCGCGATGCGATCATGCTAGCCAAGCGCGAAGCGGCTAAAGCTGACAAGCCAAAGTCTGACAAGCATAAGACTGACAAGCCAAAGTCTGACAAGCCAAAGTCTGACAAGCCAAAATCTGACAAGCCAAAGTCTGACAAGCCAAAGTCTGACAAGCCAAAGTCTGACAAGTCTAAGCCAACCGAACTGGTTGTCGAATCGGCCGATCAGTCTGCGCAAATGGAAACCGACAAGAAGCCCAAGAAGGACAAGTCTGACAAGTCTGACAAGTCTGACAAGAAACACAAGGGCGCCGATGAAAAGGCCAAGCCAGTCAAGATCGACCCGCATCTCAAGTTCAAGCAAGAGATCCAAAAGGAGGCTAGTGTTCTGAAGAAAAATCCGAACTCGCGGGTAAGTGTTAGTGCCGGCGCAAGTACTAGCACGGCTACCAGCACCGCTACGACAGACCGATCGAAGACTCTGTTCTTCAAAGGCCGACCGTTTGTTTGGACGACCCATACTGTCAAGACTACGGATCGGGACGGGTTTACCACAACCAAGACGGAGCAGGTTCGGAAGTTCTTGGACAACGGAGCCAAAGAAGTACCGCATGAGCCTGAACAGAACGTTGAACCAAATGTTGAACCAAAAGCTAATCTGCCCAAGATGACAAGAGCCGTACCAAAGGCTGAATCGAAGACTGAGCCAGAGACTAAGCCGGAGACTGAACCAGAGACTGAGTCAAAGACCGGACCTGCACCGATCCAGATCCCGGTTTTCAAGTCGACTCTAGACTGGCGTAGAGTCATTACGGCACCGCCCAACCCGAACCCAGAAGTTCGTTTGGTCAATCGGCGACTCGTATCTTCGTCTGATTCGGATTCCGATTCATCTGACTCGGATTCGTCGGATTCCGATTAATTTGCGGTATTTGTTTTATTTCCAATTTTTCTAACGTGCTGCAGCTCTTTGACTCTTATTTTTTTGAAGCGGTCTAGTATATATGGTCGGCGGTCTGATAAATGTCGTATCGTACGTATCGTCTGATTTATATTTAACGGGTGCCCCACAGATAACTTTTTACAAGATGGTGTACCGCCGATATACGAATTTCGCTCTAGAGTCTGTAGTACAGGAGTTTGACAACGGTATAGATTTCAATCGCGAATCTGAACTGCTGCCCACTAACGTCGCGGACCTCATACACAAAGGCTATCTGCGGATCAAAATACCGCGGTTCCAAATTACGAAGGCGGATGTCGGGATAGACATATCGGACTTTGATTTTTCGTATGCAAACGATAGCATCATAACGGATTTCCAAAACATTAAAAAAATATACACAGCTGTCTTGACGGACATCTATCGCATCGTGTACAAAGCGGTGAACGCTCGAAACGTGAATTTTACGGGGCTGATGCTGGACGTACAGGCCTATGTGAATTCCGGAAATAATGCTCAGCTTCTGACAGACTACAATTCTCTGCTATCCACGACTAGAGTGCGCTTATCAAAGTACTTCGGCAACCCGGACTGCGTGCCTGACTACGCGATACTAGACCCGATGCGTACTAACTTTTGGGATATGCTACAGGCCATAGATGTCACGCAGCTCTACAACGATTCAGCGGCCAATATCGATCCGGAGATTATAGACCCGGATTCTCAAGAGTACGTGATAGAGGTGAATCGGATAATGAAGGATTCCGTACTAAAGTACCTGACGAACGGGCTAACCGATCTGAATAAGGTTCAGGATCTGTTTTTTTCTCAGTACAAGATCTTCATAAAACAAATCGCGTACGACAAGGATCCGAATATGAGATTCGCGTGGGTGCATAATTTGGGCTTCTCGATCATAGACTACCTGGACGTGTTTATCGGCGGGCGGCGCATAGATCGGCATTTCGGGGTGTGGATGAACATATGGTACGAGCTGACACATACGGAAGCGCAGAAGAGGGATTTCCGTGAGATGATAGGAGACGTGGCGCAGCTTACGAACTTCGACACGTTAGAGAAACCGGAGTACACTCTGTATATCCCGCTCAATTTTTGGTTCAACAAGTATTCCGGTCTCAGCTTCCCTCTACTCGCGATGCAGTACAACACTCTGCGGTTCAGACTAAAATTACGGCGGCTAGAAGAGGTGTGCTATATCGAGAAAGTATATCGGGTCGAAATAAACGGCTCGACAAAACTTATGACGGCATCTACTCTGGACTTCTACATCAACCGCAGTACAGACAGAGGCAACCAGTCTATTACGCTGATCGAAGAGGTGCAGGACATATCTATCGACGACATATTCTACTCGAACAATAAACAGCTAGAGGGCAATATGCTTCTGGACTATGTTTATCTTGAGAGTGCAGAGCGTAAGAAGTTCGCGCAATCCGGCCACGAGTATCTGATAGAGCGCATGCAGTATGAGATAGTTGAAAATATCGACCGTACTAATCTGACGATCAAGCCGAACTTCGTGAACCCGTCGAAAGAGCTGATATGGGCTTTCCAGAAAGATATATACACAGAAAACCCGAATAGCTACACACCGTGCAGATGGAACGACTTCACGATCGGCGATCCGCATATCAACCCGGTTATTAGTTACACGATGAGCTACAACGGCTACACCCGCGTACAGAAACAGGTCGGGCGGTATTTCGACAAGCTGCAACCTCTGTACTACCACAACACGACGCCGGACGACGGGATCAATATATACAGCTTTTGCATAGACCCTATGCAGTCTCAGCCGATGGGATCTGCAAACTTATCTAAAATAACAGAAGTGAATAAGACTTACGTGCTAGACGAAAGGCTGCTGCGCTACACGATCAGCGAGCTGTACCCGTACGATCCGGATCTAGATTTCATTCTGACTCTGGCCGACCCGACCGGCTTTGCCGCTAAAATAGACATCCGGGCTATTCGGAACGAGATTCGGAATCTGGAAAACATAACAAAGATACAGGGCCGAGTTCTGACGACCGGCGAAAATTTCAGACTAGACGAGCTGCGCAGCTTCGAAGAGGCATATACTAATCTGATATCTGGCGAAAATATAATCCAGCAGTCTATATACAGAAAAATACAACTCATCACAACGGCCCACTGCTACATTTTTGATCTGAGTCTGAATATACTTCGGCTGATCGGAGGCTACGGGGCTCTGGCGTACTCTGGCAATGAGTAGTGCAGATCAGAGCGTAGAGCGTAATATTTTGGAATTTCAGTCGGAACACGTACTGAAATCGTGCTAAAATCTGCAGAGGTTTAATATAATCGCTACTTATAGTAGTATCGCCGATAGTTTATAAATCAAATGGGAGGAGGGATAATACAACTAGTCGCGAATGAAAATAGCGTGCAGGATCTGTATTTAACGGGAGACCCGCAGATCACATATTTCAAAGTATTGTACAGGAGGCCGACGTCTTTTTCAATGGCCGACACCAGCATCAGCATACCGACCAAATTAAATTTCGGCCAAGAGGTCAAAGTGCCGATCGGGCCGCACGCCGATATGCTGCACGTGCTATCGTTAATCATAGACGTACCGACACCGGATGTCGAGTTCAAGGATCCGACGTACCGTACGATCCGAGACCTGCTAGTGCCGTGCAACCTAGACAACGTAATAAATCAGATCGCGCTGACTAATAACGAGACGATGGACGACCTAGTGACGTACGAAAAGCTATTCGGCTCAGATATTACGAATCCGACCGGTCCGTTAGCTGTAGCCATAGACCAGCTGCTGGTCGACACGAATGTAAAGTACGGCAAGAGGCTAGACATCTTGTCAAAATTCAAGTCTGAGTACAAGATAGCAGACGATCGGTTTGGCGGCCGATTTATCGCGATCAAACCGGAGCTCATAGACTTTGCGCAGTTCGAAGGCAATGCATTTGATCCGTTCGGCTCGTCGACCAAGCCGATAGATCCTGCGGGCTACTTAATTATGAAGGCGGACCGTACGCAAGACATGTACGATCAGTACGTAGCGTTTCCAACTGTCGACTTCGGATTCGATTGTATGGACTTCATGTACGACCCGCGGACAAAGACGCAGTACATGAATAACGAATCCGTCTATGATCCAACACTATCCCCGCCTGCCATCACCGTCATGAAATATCTGTGCAAGCCGTACCCGAGACAGATACCGAACTACAGGCCTATACGCACTATCGCGGACTACGTAGCTGCTCTGTCTGATCCGTCGAACCACAACATTATAATCCCGATCAGCTTGATCAATATCTGCCGGCGCGTACTGCTGGAGCTGTCGAGAATACAGTACAAGTCGGATCCGGAGAATCTGACAGATCTGGATACGATGAACAAGATACAGGTCGATGAGTGTCTGTTCGGCACGATCAGCATAGACGATCTGCTGGGATATGAGTACGAGTTCGGTGTGTATTCTTACGATCCGGCTTTCGATGATACGGCGGTTGTTATTACGCCGCGAGTGTTAGTCGATTACGATACGAGGCTGGCGAACGTGATCCGCCGATCCAAGATACGGATCCCTATGGTGTCTGTAGATCGGGATGTCAAAGGAACAGTGACCCCGGTATTCAACAGATACGATTCGAATGAAAATGCGATATACAACAAGACGTACGATCTGACGACACCTCTACGGGTTCCGCTAACCCTGGTCGACGAGGCCGGTCAGCCGTACCTCATAGACACAGAGGGCTACTGGCTTCTGGACGTGTCTCTAATCGACACCCTAGAGCAGGTGAATCCGGCTCTCATAGATGATCCGAATATACAGGATGTGCTGACAGCTGTGCCAAATATAAACCCAAATCCGAATAACGTCGAACTGCTGATCAACCCGTACTATTTGGACGCTAGATCGGATCGGCTAGACTACGCGCCGTATGTCATAGAGCGCGAATGGTCAAACAAGCTGTACAAGTATGAGACCGTGTACAGTACGAACGGTCAGATCGTGGAGCCCGATGACATAGACCCGTCGGATCCGACACAGGTCAGAGCTCTATTCAAAACTTCGAATATCATCGACGGTCTGGACACGGTGTCTGATATGATGCTTGAGGCGTATAGCGTGCCGGATGCCGTTCTGTCATCTGACGTAGCGTCTATGCTCAACAACGATATGTTCGATTTTCAAGACATTGTGGCGTACCATACTTTTCTGGAGGCGATACGCTGCGATCTGATAGACACAGAAGATCAGATATCGGACTACAGACTGAACTCTGCATCCGGTGACGACGGATCGAATATCTACGATGGGTTTGATCCGAGCGCATCTTTAAAACAGACCCTATTCAACGCCCGAGACATCCAAAAGATAATGACCGGCAAGCTGTTACGGAACATCATATACGTCGATCAGCAGAGGTTCGGAAAGAATTTCGCCACGACATTCAACCTCTACTTCAAATCGTACGTCTTGATTAATTTTGCGCTATTTGGCTGCACCTCTTATATTGAAAACTCATCATACACTTTCGGCTCGGCGCCTTATACTGCGGATCGAGAGCTAGCTCACCGTCTGACAAAGTTCCTGATGTGGGCGTACGATCTGGAGTACATAGACGTACAGTCTAGAGCGTCTAGCACTATTAGTCAAAACATCACAACAACGCGTACTATTACAACACGACCGTGCAGTTTCTTCACATCGTACGCCAGATACTTCAACCTGTTCTACCCGTCGAATTCAGAGATCCGGTACTACGTGTGGTTCGATACGAATGGTGACGGCACGACAAACGATCCAGGCCCGCCCGTATTTGGCGCAATATCCGTACCTGTGAATATTAGTACTCTAGCCGACCCGAATAACACGGCCGACGTCGCTCTAGCTATCAAAACTGCGATCGATTCAAATCCGAATACGGCTGGCAATTTTACTACTAGTCTGACAGGTGCAACCCCATCTACAACAACCAATATCACGATTACGAGCATCGCATCCGGCAACACAACAGACATTACGGATTTCAACACAGCGTACGCTTTTGCAACACCTGTACAAGGTGATGATGTTACGGCCGAAGTGTCGACTGTTAATACTGCAACAGTCGCCGTACTGCCACCGAACTACTATTTGACGACTGTTAGGCGGTTCGACCTGTACTACTTCAACCCGAAGAGATACTACGTGTGGTTCGATACGTTCGGCGACGGCACTACGTTAGACCCCGGACCGCCTGCGTTCGGCGCCATATCTCTGCCAGTTGATATCAGTTCGATCGAGCTGCCAGACGACCGGGCGATCGCTCTAGCCTTATCGAATGCGATTAACACTTTTCCGTACAGTACCGATTTCACTTCGACTCTGGATATCTGTAAAAATTTAGTCACAATCAGCACGGACATTGTAGGCGGTACGACAGACCTGTTCGATGGGGATACGTTTTTCACGTTTGGTGTAGTACAGCAAGGTAATTCTACAACAGCGGAGATATCGACCGTCGATACGACGACCGTATCACAACTCATCGAATCGAACGTGCTGGACACTCTGTCGAAGATGCTGATCGAGATGGCCATCGAGCCGTGCCCGCTTATCATACCTGGCCCGCCATGCCCGCCGTGTACAGAGACCGTGCTGGATTATTTGAAACATATGCGGTATTCATCGGACGACATAGATGAGATAACAGACCCGTACGTATATGAAGACGATTCTATAATCGAGCGGTTCCGGACAGACATCGTAGTCAAACCGGAAGACAGCTATTTCGAGCGGGATCAAATATTGTCTGGCATCCGGTTCAATTCGTCTAGCACGATCAATAGCGAAATCGAGAATCTGCGAGATCTGATAGGCAGCGGGATAAAGAATCCGGCTTTTGTCGACGGGCGCGGCACAGCCATAAACAGAGAAGTTGAGTTCTATCACGTTCTGCGGACTATAGACAACACGTCTAGCTCTAATCTGTCGAAGCTCATCGGTTCAACGGTCGAGCAGTACTTCATACAGGTCATTCAGGAGGCATACGAGGACGCGTTAGCCGATCCGCTGAACTATATCAACACAGTATCGTATAACGTAACGCTGAAATATCTGCGGACGTACTTTGCGCGTAGTACAGCGAGTACGGCTGAGCTGACTCTGGATCAGATACGAGACGTGCTGCTGGATGTCGTGCAGAATACCGTGCTGCGGGTTTTGAACAACTACAACGAGTATCTGTTCTACGTGTGGAAGAACTCAACGTACATAGACCAGGAGCTACAGCCGCGGATATATACGGATACAATTTTCGCAACTTCGCCATTTGACTTCCGGATGAGGGACGATGTCGATTTCTGTTCACCGAGCATCAGACGGTTTTTGGATTCGTGCTATGCTGATCGGAGTGCGGAGTACGATCTGAATCCGGATCTGTTAAAGGCCAAATTTTGGGCCGGCATCGATCAGAAGTTCAGGCCGCGCATGGGATACTTATTCGGATACGACTTGGTTTTTACAGACCCCGCATCGTACAGAACGGAGGTGGCAACTGTCTTAGAAGAGCGGGAATTCACGGCCGATACGGCTGGTCAGACATCTATTATTAGCACGCCGTCTGTACTTGGTGCGTCGGAGTTCAAAGACCACTACTCGACGTACATAGACAACGAAATCAATAAAATCAAAAGCGAGATGCAGAACGTCATAAGCTACGGCCCGGCGAATCAGACGAATTTGGAGACAGGCGGTATCAACACTATGCGCGAACGTTTGGCGTACGTCGACTGGTTCGATCTGCAGAACTTCCAAACTAGAGCGGTTAATCGGATCGCATTAGAGCGCAGTCTATTATGCCCGACAGATTTGGCGTACTATGAGCAGACGTACGTCATTAATCACTTGCCGTCGACTCTGAGCTACTACTACTACCTGTACACTCAACAAATGTACGCATCTATCTACACGGCCATAGAAGCGAATGATCTGAATAGCATCGAAGCTTTGCCGTATACAAATGTTCCGTCTTTTGTCGCGGCGATCGATGATGTAACAATTACACCGATCACGACAGCCACAATCACAGCATCCGGCGTATCCACCACATCGACTTTGCAATTTATGTCGACAGACCCCGGAGAGAATCCGGAGTGCCCGATACACTCGTACGTGCTGACTAATCTATCGGACGCCCAGAAGACTCTGTTCGACGATTATCTGACAAATAACGCAGCCATTACAAATGATCTGGTTCCGCCGATCTTCAACGAGTGCCCTCTGTGTTTCAGGACGTACGAGCTGTACAAGCTGAGCCACGAAATGCTGTCGACTGTTTTTTCATCAGACTCTACGATCGAGCAGAGCATCTTAGAAAACCCGAGCTCTTTTCAGAACGATATTACAGACGGCTCGTATATTAATACCGTACAGGCCGGTGCGCAGAACGTAAGCACAGATACCGGAACGCATCAGACGATGTTCGTATTCAGGCCGGAAGTCGTGTACTATGATCGGGTGACAGAGACATTTTACGATACGGCGATACAATACTTCCTGGTTCGGTATTCTACAATATACTACAGGTACGCCAGGATGGTGCTCAACACCGTCGGACTGAGTTTAGCCGATTACGCGACATACACGGCTAATATCAGCCCGCTAATCTACCCGGCTACACCGCCCGGTGCCGTACCCGTATTCGGCCAGCTAAATACAACAACATACGCGGATTACGTGACGCATATTACGGCGCTGAGGGTCGGAGCTCTAGGGCCGGCATTTGAAAATGAGATCGATTTGTTTTGCAAAGCGATAATGCAGAACCCGTCACCGGCTCTAGTAGTAGCGCTCAAGTCGAGCATACGCCTCATACCATCGACTGTCGAGTACATAGACTACGGAAGAGGTGAAACGACGATATTTGCATTTGACCCGGATCTAGTTATACAAAATATAGAGTACAACCCTCTGCTGCTAATACCGGAGTCTTTTGACAGCATACGGTACATGATGTACAGAGGCAATATCTCTCTATGGTACGCGATACAGCGGCGGATCATAGACTACTACAACGCGTATCTGAATGAGCTGATAGATCCGAGGCAGATCGAAACGACAAACGATCTGTTCATCGAGACGTACAACATCTTTCTGGAGATCGTACCGCCGCAGTACATCATTAGCTACGTATCTGGCCGACCTGTCATAGATTTCTACAGATTCAAGCAGACGTACGAGGCGGGACAAGTTACGACATTAGAGACGCCGATTTTGATTAACGACCTACAGGGGGCTGCGATAAATATGATCGAGTATGCGCGTGAGCTGATGATATACTACAAGATGCTGGTCGTGCGGTATGAGAAGATGCGGTTCGTTTTGCAGAACGTGAAGCTGGCTACGATCGACGACAACAGTCTGTACTTTGAGAAGTCGGACATCATAGCGAAAAAACTACTGGATCCGATCAAGACGCGCATCGAGTCTATGAAGAAAGCGGAGCTGGTTTTGCAGAACGTGGCGGATCGGGAGTACTTCTACTTCCAGGACACATCGAACCTGTACTACATAGATCCGGTACAGTTCAGGCTAGACATATCGAATGTAGATGATCCGGCATTTGTCGACGACTACATCAACTTCAATTATCTGAACTCATATCAGCTGTCGGAGGTCTTTTCATTCAACCAGAGCCGGAATCTCATTAGGATGCTAGGCCTCATAAATCTGAACGAGCAGTCTAGTACGTTTCCGACATTCCCGTCTATCTCTGTCGACCCGCTATACGTCGATCTGAATCTGCTGTACACGGACGACTTCAAACGATACAGAACTCTAGCCGGATTCACGACGGATCTAGACAACACATCGAAGTACATGTATCAGTCTATCGATCAGTCGATGGCGGGCTACCAGCATATTCTGACACCGAACGTCATAGCGAACCGCGGGCTGTTTTACGACATCTGGGCAAACTATCCGACCGTATCGAACATCCTGTACGATCTGGATTTCGACCCCGTGACTTTCGACGAACCGATCAGAGTGCCCGGTATTATGCGGTACTACACGGGCATCGATTCATCGTCGCCGCTCAACATCCTGAAGAATCGGCTTGAGCAGTTTGATTTTGCATCTGATCTGTGCGGAACTTTCCATACGCCGTGTCTGAAGCAGTGGGAGTCTACGTACATCTGTAACCAACCGGATATATTCGATGCTATACGCCGAGTGTTCAACGTGTACTACTTCATGACCGGCGCGTACGACTATCAGGACATATATACTATGCTAGGGTTTGCACGGCTAGACATAGCAGAAGGCTCAAAGTCTATCACAAACACCATATCACAACTCAAACGCATCACAACAGACGTCGTGCAGTCTATGACCGCATCTTTCGGCATAACCAACACACCTATCCGCATATCGAATCAGCTTACGATAGTCATGGTTCTGAAAAATAGACACGGGCCGACAGTAAATCAAATCCTATCGACCTACACATCTAATACGGCTTGCATCAGGGCCCGCATAGATCTAATAGCGACACAGCTGAGCTTCGGGAGCTGCTTAACGCCGGCCGAAATCACAACTCTACTGAACGGCATATATTCCAGTCTGAATCTGATGGATGCGACGATGGCTAGCATCACGATCGACTCGATACTAGCGGGTGTAGAGACAGGTATCATAAACCAAACTATCATAACAGTAGCCGATCTGCAGGCCGTACTGGATTCCAATCTAGCTAGTATCGAAGCAGTCGCCGCGTCTACGATTAATGCAGTCAGCTCTAATCTTCTGACGATCCAAGAAGACTCGTGTATGAAATTCGCATTTATAAGAGCGGATAATCCGGTCGTAGCGGCCAACAGCTCGTGCGACTTAATCCAAGACATCAGAGTTCATACACCTGTACGGCTGTTTGGTCTGAATGAGCTGCAGCTGATGCGGAATTTTAAGTACGTCGAGGATGTGGTGCGGTTTTTAATAGCGGGTGTCGTAGGGCTCGTGACACCAACGACAGACCGCATAACATCGATCTACTTGGACGGTGTAGTTACGGAAGCAGAGTCTCTGGTGCTGAACGCGGATCTATTGAAGCAGACAAATCCGATCTACAAGGCGCCGAGCATATTCGACGGCGCGTTTAATCGGATCCTCATACCTGTGCTCGGCGAATCAGATCCTTTCAAGGCCGGTAACTACTTCAGGACATCTCTACCCGAAGCTCTGCGTACGATTTTGCCTCAGTACCCGGACATCTATTCGACAACGACATCGTACAACAATATGCTGATCGACACAACCCGGACTATACAGACTAATTTTAACACAATGGACAAACTAAGCGTACTGACACGATATGTCGACACGACAAAACAACCGGTGGCCGGGTACTACTACTACGACTTCAGCATATACGTACCGTTCGATCCGACTAGTGCTAGTAGATCAGTTAGTAGAACAGCTAGAGTATCCGATGTATCTTACGCCAAACACAAATCAGATGTACGGCAAAACATAGAGAAGCGGATCAGAATAACAAAATCGGCGCTGATTGACAAATCGAAGCCGAGCATATACGCCAATGCAGCAGCGATCGACAGCGTAACAGATGCGAATGTGAGGACAAAGAGCCGCAAGTTAAAAATCACAGACACCAATAGATCTGTGCGCCAATGCGTATGTATTGATCCGAACCCTAATGTACCGAACACGCCTCTGTTTTACGGATCAGATGTCTACAACAAAATAGTCAAGATTTTGAACAGGTCGCATGCCATACCGCAGCACGCATGGGTTCGGCAGCTGGGGTTCAGAGCCGTTGAAGAGATTTCGCTAATCATAGACGGTGAGGAGATAGACGGCTATACGTCTGAGCTGATGCTGATGCTGCGGAAGGCGATGGTAGAGGCGGAGCACGATAGAGGGATGGATATTATGATCGGCCACATACCGGAGATGTACGAAATATCGGACATGCCGCGACCTAGCGTACGGCTGTACGTGAATACGTTTTTCTCATTCTCACGATTCATCGCGTGCTCGCTGCCTCTGCTCAACATGCTGTACTCTGAAGCGTTTATTCGGATAAAGCTGCGCAGACTAGAGGATCTGCTGTACATAGAGCCGGGCGCCAGACTAGCGTCGCCAATTAAAATCGTAACCAAACTACTAGGGCGGTACATCTATCTAGAAGACGATGAGCGCAAACGGATCGCGACGACACGTACTGTCGGTTTGATCGAACGGTTCAGAACTGTCAGCGTCATAAAAACCCTGTCTGACATCACGTCATCAAAGATCGCGGATAGAGGCGATTCTATACCGGGCGGCAAGTCTGTACAGTTTCAAACGAATGTCACAAAGACAGAGGTCGATCGGCTGCTCAAACAGCGGTACTACTTCTCAGACCCGACGAAGTATCTGCTGTGGCGGATGAGGTTAATATACCCGAACCCGGCACCAGAGGACATCATATACTGGGATGTGGCAGCAGGGTCTGATAGAGAAAATCTTAGTCTGGGGCTAGTGGACGAGTTTAACAAACCGATCACACGATTCACAATATCCGACCGTACGAAACTGATGATGAACTCGAAGACTAGAGACAACTGGCGGCATGAGACGTACTATCGGCGGCTGACTACGAACAAAACTAATGTCAGGGTGCTGGATCTTAATGAGGGGCTGTACTCTTTCGCGCTGTATCTGTCTAGTATGGGCGTTCAGCCGTCTGGTGCGACAAATCTGTCGATGGTAGATAATTTTACGGTGCTGTTCGATCTGAATACGCATATCGTAGCTGCGTTACGAGCCGGCGCCCGGATACAGATAGACATGTTCCAATGCTCGCATAATTTATTCATCGCGATGAGCGGGTTCGGGGCTCTGGGCTTCTACGGAACTAAATAATAACGAAAAAATTGAAAATAAATCGCGTAAGTTGAGAACAATAATTGTTGTCAATTATGATCAATAACCTAGACGATCAAGCCGATCGGATACATACAGATATGTGCATGACACGGATGGATTACACACCTAGTCTGGTGTATACTAATCAGGCTAATCAGACAAATTATGCTAATCCGGCAGAGGCCATGGATATGGATATGGATATCGATGACGATGATAATAATACGCATCCTCATCTGACGGCCCAACTAACAGCTCAGCTAAATCAGATGACGGATGCGGTGATGGAAGATGGTGAGCTGATGGATTACGCGTATAACCAGAATCAGAATCAGACCCAGACCCAGACCCAGACCCAGACCCAGACCCAGACTCAAGATATGGCGCAAGATATTTATCTGATGCAGGATGTTTTGAACAAGCTAGACAGGCTGAACATAACGGTTGTGAAAAATAGATGCGTTGTCTGTATGCAGCATACGTCTAATATCGTGTCGAACTCGTGTAATTCGAACTGTATGTACTACTGCCACCCTCTTTGTGCAGGTCGATGGGTTGCGACACGATTACAAGACTCCGTGCCGTACTGTATGGTGTGCTGTCACAACTACCAGCCTGAACAGATCCCGTTTCTCGTGTCGGATCAGCATATCCTAGAAGCAGCATGTAATATGTACAGCTACACGAGCATGTTCAAACATAACTATGAGATGTACATTAAGGAAAACATATCCAATGTACGCGAAAAGAATCCGAGGCTGATAGCGTACTTGGAATCGAAAGGGTTTCTGTTCGACACGATAGAATGAAATTAACACGCACAGAATGCCGGCAGATAGCTGTAGCCAGAACTCAAATCGGATTCTGTGCCCAATACGATCGTGCCGCCCGTGCCGATTTTTAGTTTGAGCTCTTGGTTGTTTATTTTTGTATCGATGTCTTTGACCATTTCGTTAAAGATGTGCCGTACGTTGTGACCGGTTTTGGCCGACGCTTCGTAGTAATGGATTTTTAATTCGGCCGCTAGATCCGACGCCTCTTCAATCGAAATCGATCTATCTGCGATGTCTGTTTTATTTCCAACTAGTACGATGGTCTGCTTCCCCGTATACGGTTCGCTGCGCTCTATCAGTTCGGCGTACCACGTTCGGATAGCGTTAAAAGATTCGCGGTTCGTCACGTCGAAAGCGATAATGCATCCGATAGAGTTCCGGTAGTAGCTGCGGGTGATTGTTTTAAACGTGTCCTGGCCCGCCGTATCCCATATCTGGATCTTGTAGACTTTCGAATCGTAACACATCAACTTCGATGAGTATTCTGCCCCGATCGTCGATTCGTTAGACTGGTCGAATCTGTCTCTCGTAAAACGCAGAGCGATATTAGACTTCCCGACACAAGAGTTGCCGACCACAATGAACTTCAGCAAAAAGTCGTACCCCTTCACATCCCTCTCGTTCAGTATGACCGGGTCGATTTGCGGCTTTGGCAGTTCGGCTACGATATTCGTATCGGCATCTACGATATTTGTTTTGTATGGATTTGTCTCATCTGGCTGTTGTACATCGCGTATCTCATCTGTCTCTGTCTCTGTCTCAGCATCTGCGGCCTTATTATTATCTGTCTCAACACTTATGCCGTCCATTTTACTACGATTTGTGTAAGATCGATACTAATGGTACCGATATTATTATTTCATAGCTTAGCGAATACTATTTTCATCTTTTCCGATTTCCCGATTTCCTGAATATAAACAGATATCGCGAGTCTAATCCAATCATATGATCGGATCTGTTTTGATGCCTGAGTCGTACATTATATACAATCAGACAAGGCGGATCAGCCTAATACTTTTGCCGATAAACTGGACAAATAGCCGTATCGTATGGGGTTATATTTTGAGCGTAATGGGATGGGATGCGACCGATCTGATAGTTGCGGTCGGTAGTCACGGCACACATCTTTACTGCGGTGAGCTGTTCAAGTTCGATCCAAGTATCCGGTTCAACATGCTCTATCTGTACCCGAAGACACATATGGTATTCAATTACCGGCTAACATATTCTGAGCTGAAAGAGCTGTAGTCTATCTCCATAAAAATTGAAAATCATATCCCTTGTACGCCGTAATTCAAATTATGGCATACTACACATACATACGTTCAGAACAAATGCAAAAAGTATCAGACTCTGAGTATCTGGCCATTGTTAAAGAACTGGCGGACAAGTCTCTCGTACCGTTCGCGCGTACTTTAATCCTCAATGAAGGTGAGCCCCATGCACGAGTGTGGTTTCAATACAAAAACATGCTGGATCACGTATCCGCGAGCGATCTGATTGCAGCCGGCAGTATGGCCATCGACATGCCGATAGATCTAGCGTTCGGGCTCGAACTGTACAGGAGCGACAAGACATTCAATTCGGCCGAGTACATTAAGCCGGAAAACAAAACAGATACACCAGCGGAGGCTGTTTTTGAGCATAATCCTGAGCATAATCCTGAGTCTGATCCAGAGCCTGAACCTGAAGTGCAGACGATCGATGGGTACCCGATCAAGAGCGTCGAGATAATTATCCGGCTCGACGACAAGGATGGATCGCAGACCGCATTAGCTGAACAAACAGAACAACCAGAACATATAGAGCTTGGTGATCTGGCGAATCAAATTAAGATAGCCAAAACTGTACTGGCTGAAATTGAACAAGCTGAACAAGTTGCACAGATTGAGCGAACTATCAAGCCGATGCAGCCCGATACGCGTAGAAAATGCAGTACATGTGGTGCGAAATGCAAATCATGTAATATCGATTCGAATTCGGATTCCTCTGATAGTTCGACAGAGCCGCCAAGACCATCGGTGCCGATTATCCAGCCGAAACTATCAAGCTCGACCAGCTCATCTAGCTCATCGCCCGTACAAGTCTTTGCGTTCAAAGATAGTTCAAGCTCATCTAGTTCACCGCACCCGATAGTCCCGATACCGGTACCCGATGTCGCACGCCCAGCAAGCTCGTCTAGCTCGTCAAGCTCATCACCTGTACAAGTCTTGACAGTCAAGGCCAGCTCATCAAGTTCGTCAAGCTCATCACCTGTACAAGCCTTGGCAGTCAAGACTAGTTCGTCAAGTTCGTCTGGCCCGTCAAAGTTCACAAGCCCAATGGCATCCCTGCATTCGACAAGTTCGACAAGTTCGACAAGTTCGACAAGTTCGACAAGTTCGACAAGTTCGGGAAGTTCGGAAAGCTCAGATGACTCAGATGACACGAATGACTCAGATGACTCAGACGACACAAGTTCTGATAATTCTGACAGCTCATCGGAGTATTCGAGCATCGTATCCGTAAAAATTTCTGGCTCGAAGTATGAAGTGGCCGCAGCACGTCTTATACTAAACGCGATTCAAGATGCTCGGCAAACAGCACAAGATATGCAGCAAAACGATCAACCTGATGCAGTTCAACCTGATGCAGTTCAAATCGATGCAGTTCAAATCGATGCAGTTCAAACCGATGCAGTCCAAACCGATGCAGTTCAGCCTAAAACGGCTCAGCCTGATGCGGTTCAACCTGATGCAGTTCAGCCTGATGCAGTTCAGTTTGATGTGGTTCAAACCGATGCAGTTCAACCTGATGTAGTTCAACCTAAAACGGCTCAGCCTGACGTAGTTCAGCCGCAAAAGCCTGCGATTACCGGAACTATTCGGCGTCTGGTGATGGTTCAGGCAAATAGATGCATGTTGTGCGACACGGAGTATGCTGATGCTGGTTACGATCGTACGCGGTTCTTCGATGTAGACGGTCGGAGCGGCTGGATATTCTGCGATATATGTGTAACAAATGGATGGGCGCGTGAGCAGATTCTGGCATATCTGAATAGAGAGAAGAGGATCCCGCTGTACTTCTTGTTCGATGAGAAGTATCGGAACCTGTTCAACTTCGTTATCGACCGCTCGTCCAAACTCGTGCTGAAGTTTTATCGAAAGAGCATGAACGCCGTATACTTGACTTCGACGACCGGGAACAACTACGCCGAATGCCTGTCTACGAAGATTTATGTAACTGGTGCTCCAGATATCGTGTACAATGCGGCTCAAGACATCGCGTACAATACGGAGTTCGTTGACAAAGTGTACGATACAAATCACGATGCGGCTATACATAGCATCCCCGATGCCGCTACTGTCCAATCGCATGTCGGTAATCGCATACCAAACCAGCGGTGCGTCACACTCAAGAATCTCCTCCACTACAATCCGCGGATTATCGATGAAATGCTGACATCTTCTAATCTGATGGGCGAATCTTTCCCGATCCGCATCACATTCAATGATTTGTCAGAAGAGCTTCAAGCATCTTTCAGAATATCCGCGGCTGAGGCTGAGGCCGCCGATGGCAAGTTTGACTATTAGATCGATTACGATCGATACACGTAATCGTATTTCTTATGGTACTTGTCTCTGAAGAATTTTATTATTTCATCAAACAATTTTACTATCTGCTCGGCTTCTTCATCATTATCATTATCGTTATCGTTATTTGATTTTGTTGTTTTGCCTGTTACACCGCGCATTTTATGCAGATACAGGCTGAGTATGTAGAACGCGGCATTGTTGTCCCAATTGTTTTTGATATTGTGCTTCGACATGATAGACCGCCATCTGCGCAGCCTCGAATCGTCACCCCGAATGCGGCAGTTGAAGTACGACATCTTTTCATCGAACTCGACGTTGTTGTACTCTACTATCGTGTCGTAATCGTTAGTCATCAGCCTGGTTTCGGCAGACAGCGGGGCGTAACACTGTAAGTATATGGTGCCCGTCAGATAAGATGTTACACCATCGCCGTACGGGGTTCTGAATTTTAAGTACGCGCTGATAGGCCGAATGATCTTGGCCCATGTAGATTGCATATTGTTGTCGGCCATAATGATCGAATCGTTCTGCTCTTCGACGCGGTTGAACTCTAAGCTGCGGATGTCTGACATGAATAAGATGTTCGGGCCTTCCTTGCTGTACATCTGCGCGTCTTTGTCTTCAAAGTACCGCCTGTATATCTTGCACCGCGGCCCCTCTTTAATATCGAACTCTCTCTTGTCCCACAGTTCGAACGTTAGATCCGGAAACAGCACGATGAGCTTTATGATATGGTATCCCGGAGCCGCACCGACGTAGATGACTTTGTTATGGGGCTTGGCTTTCTTCGACAAGAACATGATCTCTGTCATCAAGAGTTTCAGCTGACCCATGTGTATATTTTTCGACACGAAAGTGCAAGACGGATCTAGCACTTTGCTGTACGGCATCCGATCTGTATCGCGGAACTGGTCGTACTTATATATGAATTCGGGCTGGGCTGACTTGTTTGACTTGTTTGGCTGATCGTGCTCATTCTGATCGTTCTGATCATCTAGTACGTCTGCCATATATTATGGTTCGGTTTTTGATTTATCTGATCGTATAATATAATCCGATGGCATCCGATAGAGATACCGCATGCATAACATTCGCCGATGTCTATGCGGCCAATAAAATAAAATATTTGAGATTGAAATACGCAAGCAGCTGCAAGATCGGGGGTGGGAGTACCGGATCAAAAATAAAAACGTACATCTTCGGTGATTCGTTCGTCGGGCCGTTTACGCTGATCAAAAACAATGAGGTGTACGTTCATAAATTTAAAGGCGCGACGGCCAAAGGATTAACGAAACCATCGAATGAAAATAAAAAGTTCATCGAAGACATTTTATTAAAAAGATCGGATCCGCCGAAATGCATCGTATTCAATTTCGGAAATGTCGACGTCCATCTTTCTTTTTATTACAATATTTTTGTTAAGAACGAAAGTACGTTCGGCCATACGAATATGGTCAGCGACTCTTCGATTAAAATATTCGCATCAAATATCGCGAAAAAGTATGTCGATTTTATAAAACAGTTCGATGCGAAACACATCTACATTATAACGCCCATGTACAGCCCGATCAACGACGATAATATTGTCGAATCGTTAATCAGATACAAGTCTGTACATTCCACGATAAAAGACAGATTGAACAAGCAGCAAATCGACCTCTATTTCAACAGAACGATTCGAAATAAGGTAGTCGATTCATTCTGTCGTAGTGTGAAAAAATCGGTCAGCGGAACGAAAATTGAAGTAGTTGATCTAAACCCGATCGTATCCCAAAACGGAACAATCAAAAAAGAATACGTCGATTTCGCTGCGTATAATATTCATTTAAGATGGGGGCCATTGATCAAAGAATATTCCAAGATATTCGGCAGATGCGGCATCAAGGAAAAATATATCAACGATCTCGAAAAAACAGAAAAGCTGTACGAAGAGTATAAGCTCAAAGAGCTCGAAAAATACAACGAGTATGTCGATTGATTAATGCACAGATCGATAGATACAGATACATCGTACTTGTACTTTTTGTATAGCTGTATATTATACGATGGGCGGCCGCAAAAATAAGCAAATCGATAATAAAATACAGCTCAAGCCGCACCAAAACACCGTAGTCAAATACATGGCGGACCCTAAAGCCCGCGGTCTGATAGTATATCATAGTACGGGGTCGGGCAAAACCATCACAGCCCTGATGGCTATGTTACAACACCCGGAGACAATAGTCATAATCGGCAAAAAATCATCGCGCAAAGCCTTCAAGGACGATCTGAAAAAGATCGGAATAGTAGGCGCTCTAGAAAAGGAAAATGGCGAGCCGAACAATAATCATAAAAGTACGCGCAAAATATCTGCCGACCCGCGGTTTGTGTTTTTCACCTTTTCGAAGCTGAAGAAAATTCTGCCGTTCAGCCTAGATCTGCTGGCAAATACGTCTGTCATAGTAGACGAGGCGCATACTCTACGAAACGAAACGACGCACAACCTGATGGTAATTAGCGCGATCGGCTTATCAAAGCGTATGCTTTTACTAAGTGCCACACCAGTCATCAATTACATCAACGATCTGTCTGTTTTGATCAATGTTGTGAAAGACGGCCCGGTTCTACCGACAGACATCCATTCATTCAACGCGGCGTACTACAACTCTCATACGCATAGCATAGAGAACCCAGATGTCTTGGTGAAAAAGCTGTCGAACTGCATATCGTACTACGACCACTACAAGAACTCTGTAGACTACCCGTCTACTAGGACAGAATACGTAGATGTTGAAATGAGCTATGATCAGCTGATAGAGTACAAAAACTATATCCGGAAGTACTTTTTCGACGTACAGTTAGAGTACAGAGGGACGGGCAAGGGCGAGTACTTTGTGGATTTCGGCGATACGCAAGATCGGAAGACGAACTTCTTTCTAAACGCGACACGCCAGCTGTCGAATACTCTAAACGGGAGCCCGGACTTCCCAAAAATCAAAGCGATGTATTCCAAGATTGTTGATCAGCACAAGAGCGGTCTGACGCCGATCATCGTGTACTCTAATTTTTTGGAGAACGGGGTATATGCTCTAGTCAAGCTGCTAGAGCGGTCGGACATGTCGTACAAAACTATAACCGGGAACAGTTCGGACGAGAAGATCAACTACATCGTGAATGATTATAATAAGCGGAAGATAGACATTCTGCTAATTACGTCTGCCGGATCGGAGTCTCTAGATCTGAAAAATACGAGAGCGATCCATATAATGGAACCGCACTGGAACGAATCGCGCATCAAGCAGGTCATCGGTCGCGCCGTTCGGTACAAGTCTCACTCTGATCTGCCGGCCGCTCAGCGTAATGTACTAATCATACGGTGGGCTAGCGTCTTCCCGACAACTATACTGAACAAATCGGCCGATGGGCATCTGACAGAGCTCAGCAAAACCAAAGAAAACATATTTCGCGTGTTCGACCAGATTATACAAGACGCGTCGATCGAGAAACACGATACAAATACGAAGAAATACATCAAGATGAAACGGATCAGTATGGCCAAACAAAAGGATCAGAAGGGATCGGGCGACATAAGATTGCACAAAATGTACGCGGATCTGTATAGGCTCAACAAACAGAAGTACCGCATGCTAAAATATGAAAATTAGACAAATTAGACAAAGCGTACTAGGCGTACTAGTTCTGGGCCTCCAGCCGCATCAGCTGTTTGTGGATTGTCAAAAGCCTGCGCTTCGTCTGAATCGTAAGCTCGGAATTGCGCTGATCGATCTTTTGCCATCCCGGGGGCCTAGCATAGTGTTCTCGAACAAAGATGCCGGCCCTTGTAATGTACGCCGGCTTGTAGATCGTCGGTGGAACACGAACAGATACGGCGGCCAAAAATCTGATCTCAGCATCGAAATCCGATTCTAGTTTCCGCTTTTGCTCTGCGATTTCACGCTTTTGCTCTGCGATTTCACGCTTTCGCTCTTCGATCTTACGCTTTTGCTCAGCGATGGCCTCCAACATCTCACGCCGCTTTTTCCGCTCTAAGTACGTGACGTGGAAATCATCGATGACCTTGAGCATGGCCTCGCCCTCCGAATCGAATAGCTCGTTCTCGTTCTCGTTCTCATTCTCATCCTCGTTCGTTTTGGAATCCGTGTATGGCATTAGTACAGAAGCACTGAAGTGTTCGACATTTGATGTATTCAGCCCATCAGTGTGTACAGATATTCAATTTTTTGGGTCGTATTGCTGTAGAGGCCTGCGGGGTCTATAGAGCTTGTGCAAAAAATTGAAATTCTATATAGGCTGTGAGTCTCATCGATTTCCATTACGGTCATTCGTTCATGTTGCCGTTTAATCGGAATCGTGAGCCAACCCAACAAAGGGTGGGTCAACATGTTGCGCCTTTTGGTATGCCCCAATTCCCCCAATTCCCCCGTTTTCCCGGTGTGCCGTCGTATGCTCATGGGCTTCCGGTTCACCCGAATGTTTGGTCTGCTCAGCCGGCTCCAGCACAACCTCCACACTTTCCAGCGTATCCCGCTCACTTTCCAGCGTATCCCGCTCACTTTCCAGCGTATCCCGCTCACTTTCCGACGTATCCTGCTCATTCACAGCATCAGGTTCAGCCTCCCCATTTTCCGCCGTATCCTGCTGATCCACGGCTTCAGGTTCACCCTGCTGTAGCTCAGCAAGCTCAGCAAGCTCATCCAGCTCATCCAGCTCATCCGGCTCATCCCGTCAAGTCTTCTCAGCCTACACGGTCACATTCTGCACAGCGTTCAGCCCCATCTGCTCAGCATCATCGGACTGTTCGGCCGCAAAAGTACGTGTCGACTTCGAGTGGGAATAAAACGACACAGGCCATGTCGGACGTTCATCGTCAGAAGTACCGGCATCTGCTGAAGAATGCGATCACGATCCGCTTCTTGAATCTGAACGGGAAGAAATTTCACAACATGGATCCGACGGATAGCACGATATGGTGTTTTGCGGAAGCCCCGTTCCATGTCTGTGATCAATTCGGCTGGACACAATACCGGCAGCCAACAGGCGGGATGGCGACAAGCCTCACAGATCCATCTGGAAAAGAATTCAGACCGACCGGGAAATACACAGCCATCTACGTACCGATAGGCTTTACAGTCATCGAAGAGGTAGATTCACGCTACATGAATTCTGTAGATGAGATGGGCAGGAGCAAGTACGGTAGCAGGTCGACGAATTTTGTCAGAATCCGGTCGCCAACGGGTCAGGTATTTTGGATCAACTGCGGTCATTTCCCGGCTGGCAAGCCAGATGGCGAGGCTAAGTGGCCGCAGAAGAAGGACCAGATTCTCAAGTCTATCCTACTCCAAGCCCAACACATCGAAAAGACGAGCGGCGATCCCGTGTTTGTGGTCTGCGATGCCAATATTACCCGTCGAGGTCTGCTGGATTTCAAGCAGCGTGTCGAATCTCAGCATGTTGTCGAGGGGAAAAAGCCGCAGTTCGAACCGAATGAGGGCTGTTACACGATGATCGGTTCGAAGTTCAAACTGAACTTCGGTCTGTTGCCGAACAGTGAACCGGGTATCGACCTCACGACAAACATCAACCAGATGTCATTTGAACGCTTCGACATCGATCACATCATCATGTCTGTGAAGGTCGTGTGGTTAGAGTTTTCGATCGATCGATCGATAATCGGATCCCGTGGAATTTTTGGCGAGACTGAGCTCTTCGATCACGCTATCCTTGGGCTTACTTTTGTTCTAGAGCCCCGACAGTAGAACAAATGCTGTACATAATTTTTGACAATTGTTTTATTTTGCAGGTTCGGTTACGAATCATGAATCATGGATCATGAATCATGAATCATGAATCTTGGACTTTAACTTTCGGATCGACACACTTACCCAATCCGGCTATGTCTTTTATTCGGACATACATCATGTTCGGATGACCCGTAATCGCTTCGAAACCGAACGATGGGTAGACTTTTGTTTGTAAATCGGTCGTCGATGTCTGACCGTGAGACATTGTTTCGGCATCCAAATAAAAATACTTCCTGCCTAGTACCTGATCGGCAAAAGTAGCGGCCAAGCACATCAGAATATTCATGTAGCCTTTCCCTGTGTCGTTTGGATGTACAACTATCTCTGAAATACACAGATAGTCATCGATAGTTCCGCCGAACTTAGTAAGAGATGGCGGACTGTGAAATATAGCAGATGAAATGCAAGGCTCTAAATGTAGCGCCGTAGCACTCTGGGCCGGCCATTGAATTTCGCAGTACGATGATTTTTTGTGTACCGATCTGTTTTCACTTGGACTCATCGTAAGCATCAGCGTCTGGATCATCGGCATGCCTTTCTTTAGTGAGAAGCCCGTCATGCAGTCTGAAATTATGGGCTGCATGTAGTGGCAGTACACTGGTGGCAAAGTATCATCACCCTTCCCCTTCATGGATACGAATTTATATCTGACGTAGAATGTTGAGAAATAATTGTTGATAAAGCTTTGCCGAACATCGACTATTTTCCTTTCCGGTTTTTCCCATTCTGCATCCGCAAATCTTCTCACGTTTCTCAGTATAGTTTCGATCGGCTGATATGTTCCGGAAATCAATTCTAATCTGTACCCGCCGGCATCAGACTGCAAAGGCTGCAGCGCTCTTTCAACATCTTGCGGCATATATTTGTCACACGCTTCTTTCAACGAAACATACTTCGCTTTGTACTTTTCGTATTTCGATTTATAAAAACGGCACGCATCATCGGTGCAGTCCGGCGGATTTAGCGGATCCATATACTATGACGCGTATTTTTAAAATGCAGGCCGACGCAGACCGCCGAAAAAATGAAAATATATCCGTAAGCCCCGCTACTCGACAAATACATACCAAACGCCATGCTATACACACAATCCAATCCCGGCATCTACTACAACCCACCGAAGCCCGGTATCTACCTCGTCTTTGTGCAGAAATCTAACTACGACAATCAGCTTTACCTGACAAAGAGCCAAGCGGAAGACGTAGAGCTTAAAATGAATCGGGATCCGGATGCCAGACTGTACGCCGAGATCGGAGACATTTGTTACAACTTTCAGCATCTGTACGATTCGATCGAGTACACGATAGACGACGATGCGTACAGATTCGTACGGAAAATCGTATCAGACTTGCGCTTCGTCTAGCTCTGTTTTGTTTATAAAATAATTGCGAATAATGTGACGGCCTACTTATGTTTGGGATACACAACGCTGTGGCGAGTGTACCGCAAGCACTCGGAACCGATTCGTACAAAAAAACCACACAGCCGACAGATGTTATGGCCATCTGGCAAATCCTTCGGATCCGGCCTAGGCTCCGGCTCTAAGGGGTGAGACGGGTAAGAGTGATGCGCGGGTTTTGGGCTAGGGCTGCTCATCGTTTGAGATGTATAGTAAAACAAAACAAATGAGACGCACAAACATTGTGATTATTCAATTTTTTCAGGCAAGAGCAGATAGGGAAAAAACGGTCAAGAGCACAGCCGTCAAAACACACTACTTGGGGGTCGATCGCGGTTGCACATTCTTGGTCCGTGGCCCTGATCGTGGTGCGCTTGGTTGTGCTGTTTGTGCTGGTTGAACAGGCCGAGAAGAGCTACGCCGGGTCGGGCTCTTGTCACGGGGGCCCAAGATCCGAACCTTTAGGGTCTGCGGTGTCCTAATGTTCGAAGTCTGTGGAGTCTGTGGAGTCTCGGGGATCTTGACCCTCTTGGCCGGAGGTTCCAGAGCATCAGACGCCCGATCGTTTTTCTGAATCACGCCCGTCTGCTGCTGTTCTGGCGGATACATCGACCGCACGTAGGCGTAGCACTGCCGCAGAACAAAGATTGTATGATCTTGAATCACGCCCGTCTGCTGCTGTTCTGGCGGATACATCGACCGCACGTAGTGTTCAGCGATGGACGTCAGACCTAACGCATCGCCCCATGTTTTGAGCTGCTTGGGTGTCGGGTATTCAATGGCGACCCCCTTCTCTACAATCAGCTTCGCGTGGGGAGGTGGGACCGGCCTGTCGGGTAGCACATGGTTATCAGAACCGGAATCCTTTTGCGATTTCTTGAAAGATTCAGCGTATATCTGCCGTATCAGAAATACGACCAATAGCGAATCGCGCGTAATGGTCGAACGCACATTTTCTGACACCAGTTTGCTCAGAATGTTAACTGCCTTTTCCAAAATCGAATGCTTTGTCGCCCAACCCTTCAGTGCGTCGTCAGATGGAAAGCGAATCGCTTTTTGTGAGGCAGGAGAAGTCTTAGGCAGTGCAGCCTTAGGAAGTGCAGCCTTAGGAAATGCAGCCTTAGGAAATGCAGCCTTAGGAAATGCAGCCTTAGGCAAAACCGGTTGCACTGCGGTAGTGGTAGCGGTAGCAGCAGCAGCAGCAGCAGCAGCAGCAGCAGCGACAGCAGGGCCCGGAGCTTGTACCTGGAGTGGAAAATCCATAATGTGCTGGGCCTCTCGCATCAGTATTTGTATTACTGGTGGAGGCAGTTCGAGCACGACAACGCGGGTTCCATTATTGAGAACAATGAAACAATTCCCTTGCGGCGGGGTGTTTTGCGGCGTTTGATCCATTTCTGGAAAGTGTTATGCATCAAAATCAATGGCCTATTCAACATATTCAATTTTTCAATTTTTCCGCAAAAATTGAAAAGCGTACCTTCTGCTGGGCTGTATGTTTTAATTCGAGCATACACCTAACACATCACATCACAAGATGGAACTCACTACACCTGATACGTACATCGTGCAGTTCTTCGGCATAGGCTGCGACCCGAAGCCGGGTTTCGATTTCAGTGTACTGGACAATTTTGACCCGCGGCCCATAGTTGAGCGTGCAGATTATAGCTACGTGCCGACAGAGCTAGAGGACACTGTATTCCGGTACTCTTTTATTTTGGACACCTTACACCGCTATTTCAGAACGTGCCCCGTATCTTTTACGGCATCGATAGAGGCGGCTGATCTGGATCTGTATAAAAGTTTGGCCGATCGTTCGGATGAAAATGAAAAAAAGCTGTCTGAACTGCTGTACGACACGGCGCTAGTTGTTTTGGGCGACAAAATGGCGTATAATAGGATGCGGTGCATCTACACGGTGTACATCAATAGCGCTCTAATCGCTGGCGGCAAAGTGAATCGGTACACAAATATGAATACGGATACGTATAACATCCATTTCAGCGTACTGGCTCTGCGCAAAGAAGTTACAGACACGGATCGGAAACTTGTACAGACTATATTGAAAAAGCGAACCATGCTGTCGGAGTACTACGAAAAGTTCTACGTCTGCATGTCTGTTGAGCAGTCCGCTGTTCTGGATTTTGTCAATACGTTCGATCGGGAGGCCGATAATGCGCTGACGAATATCGATCCATCTAGAGCCGGGCCATATATCGACGCGCTGAAAAAGGAAGTCGGTACACTGAATGGTGTAGTGGATCAGATAGATGGCATACTGAATGTCAGAGCTGATACGCATTTTTTGATCTTCGGATCTAGCGGATCCGAGCATCTGGCAGAGTGCTGTGCTGTGTTAGCCGATTCGATGAGCCGGATGGGGTACACTTAGATCGGCTCTGAATATTTAGCGTGTTGAGTCGCGCAAAAATAAGTAGTTTGCTTTATTTTGGTTGTACAACAGCTCATAGTCTGTGTCTTCGTCGTATGGTGAGCCGCCGCCGTAGTCTCTGTCAGGGTCATCTGGGTCGCCTTCAGGATCGGAATCTTCGGGAGGCATGAACCCATATTTAGATTCACCTCTTGTTAGCGCAGCACGTTCTACCCCCTTTTGTGCGGGAAGTGGGCGTGCGGGGGCTTGAGTGGGTGGTTGCTTGTTGGGGAGCATCGGGTACCCTGATGGACCTTTTTGGGTCAGACCTGGCTGAGCTAGCTGTGGAGCCGGCCAAGACTTTGGTCTCGGTGGTTCAGGCGGTTTTGATAAAAATTTTGGTAGGCCTTGTTGTGGCGCACTTGATGAGAATGGCTTTGGCGGTTGCGCGACAGGTGTTTGTGGCATAGGAATATATTTCGTGACCTGTCTACTCAGTTTACGTGATTGTAGTTCAGGCGGTGGCGGGATTGGCCGAGGACCCGTTGTAGTAAGCGGTGGCTGACTTGAATATGGTTGTGGTGGAACACTTGATGAGAATTGCTTTCCAGGAACAGCGGGCAAAGCTGCGTAGTGTGTAGGGCTTCCCTTGGGTGTCGTTGCCTTCGATGGCAGTGCAGCATATTGACTTCCGCTCGATCCAGATTCGGTCAGTGTTCCATACGATCCGGATGACGGTCTGGATGTGGATGGTGCAGATAATCCGGGCTGCTGACCTGGATATGAAGAATAGCTCGAAGACATCGGGCTGGATTTGGATTGTTGTGAGGGTACATATGTAGATGGCATTTCTGAGAATTTAACATATTGTTTACCTTCTGGAACTGGAATGTGTACCGATTCCCCTAGTCTTAAGATCCGCTCTACTGCCGGGCCCTGTGATCCGGATGATTCATGTCCAGAAACTTCACTAAGTTCATGCTTTTTGCTATATTCTTTTGGATCGTCAGGGTCGCTACTTTTATAATTTATAGTGATTGGTTGTAACTTTTCGATGACAGGCTTCATATACATCAAAATGTTGTTATTAATTAAAAATTCATTAATATTTTTGTTTTGGCTATTTAATTCACTCACACACGCTAGCATTTTTTTAAAATCATCCTCTGATGCTTTGTGGTCTATGTATATTTGAAGCATTTTGTTACATTTCAAAAATTGGTCCTTAAATTTTTTGAATGTACGCTCCTTTGCTATAGGTGTATCTTTTACTTTTTCAAGCACAGAAATAAACGGATTCCTTTGGTTCCAAATATCTTTCTTCAGATTCTCATCGACCATTATTTTTTTACTTCGCAAACTCAATCCGCCATCCATCCCCCCATCCATAT